AGCATACTGCACCTGGTCGGATATACAGCCGTTTTCTCCGAATGAATCAATGACTCCAAGTACAATCTTTTCCATGCGAGATGCTTCAACTTTCTCTGCACTTTGATGGCTAGTAAATGGATCAAGGTTTCTTCTAAGTTTAATTGGATTTGTCATTTTAGTTACTCCCTTTTCTTTCTGCTTCTTCTTCTTGTGTTTCCAATCCAACAAGATCAGCTATCTGATCAAGGGTTTCTTGTCCTGACCTACTTAATCTGTCGTAATCCCAGTACATTGAATCTACTTTTTCTTGTAATGTTTTCATTAATATATTCATGTTATAACTCCCATAGTTGTTTAGCTAGGTTGGTAATGTTTGGTCCATGTCTTTGTGCTATCTGCACCATGTCAGGTTGAACTAGTCCAGCTAACGCTTTCCATGAACCTCTGCTTGCTTTGAGTAAGTTCTGAGTGACTAACCAAGAACGTACTACATCATCATAAGCTCGTTGCAGATTATCTTCTGTCATAAGCTCACAATTCGTTTCGTCTACTATGTTATAGCCTGATGCTGTAACAAATAACAAAGCTGGTTTTTCTCCAGTAGCTTTCCAGTAAACTGCTTGTTGCATAACTTGTTGTGCTGATGGTTCTGTCTTAGGTTTAGGTATACGCCAAGACCTAGTACCATCTTTCTTTGGTGGGTTTCTCATAGGTAGTGAGCATTTAAGGTCTATCTGTTTGCCACCACCTGAGTAATCTTGATACAAAACAACTGGTACATCTATCTTAGGTTCAATAAATTGCTTCATTGATTCTCCCTCGATACGATTAACACCGGTAAAATATTGTTGTAGTCCGTCAACAGCGTGCTTAATCATCTCCGGTAAATGCTCACGGAACTCTTCGTATTCTTCTGCATCTTTGCCGTTATCCCATGTCCTAGGGTTATATCCTTGATATTCTGTGAGTGCATATCTGATAGCTTCATTGATATCCATCTCTTCTTGGGCACCTCTAATTGGACTGTAGTTATGTAATCCCATTCTACAATCAACACCAGTTTGTACTTTGATTCCAGCTATAGGTCTTGATGCCATAGGGAAAGACATCTTATGCTCTTTTCTAAGATAATGCTTGAGGATCATCTCATCTTTTGGTGCAGTTCCATTGCTTGCACTTTCATGTTCAATGCCAAAGTTTAATCTGTAATCAGGTATCTCAGCCATGTTGTATTCCTTTCAGTATGTGAGCTATAACATCTACTGTCCAACCATTGCCTATCATCTTGTATCGCTGCGTATTGGATACATGGTTAGTGTAGTTGTCAGGCATTGTTTGTAAGCGTTCACACTCTAGTGGTGTTAGCTTTCGCCAAGCATAACCAGATAAAGCCACCTTTGGTTCTCTGTGACCACCTTGCATTGTTGTTAATGTTGGAGCTTTCCCATCTCTTGAGTATACTCTTTTGATACTGTCATGTCCTTTCAAATCAGCACTACCAACTCTAATAAGTCCATCTTTAGATGTCGTAGGATTTTCTTTTGGAATTAACTTTTTTATGTATGTAGGTATCTGACCTTTATACATTGATGCAGTAAGGCAGTTTGCTTTAGGGTCATCTACTGATTTGACTTTATTTCCTCTTGGCTCTCCTGACCAGGAATTTGCTAAGTAGTTTGGTATGTCTCCAAAAGGTAAGTCTTCAAGTATATCTTTAAGCATGATTCCTTTATCTTGTGGTTGCATTGTAAGAATGGGCACATACTTTTCTAAGTTCCAATCATATTTTGCAAGCCAATATAATCTGTTTCTACTTTGTGCAGACAACAGAGATGAGTTTATTCTTATAGGTTCACAGCCCATGTATTTAGATATAATATCTTGTGATTCCTTTGACATTCTCACATTCTCTAGCAATACATATTTAGGCAGTAGCTCATCTCTTATTCTTATGAAGTCAAAAAATAGTTTGCTTCGAGGGTCATCAAAATTAAGTTGCTTACCAGCAAAACTAAATCCTTGACATGGAGAACCACCCATCATCAAACCAATGTGATGATTGAAACTTCTATAACCAACTTCAGTTATGTCTCCTAATTGTATTGTATTTGGAAAGTTAGCTTGTGTTACTTGGATAGCGTACTTGTCTATCTCTGAAGCATAGTAAACATTTTCTTGCCCATCAAAAGTAATACCAAGTTTTTTTAAGGCTAACTGCCCACAACTTGCACCATCAAAACAGCTAAATACATTCATAGTTATTCTCCTTGCCTATTCTCGTAGTACTTAGTTATAGTTTTCAATGTATCTAATGCTTGCTCAAATGTTACTTTTTCCATTTGCATTTGCCCTACAATATCTTCTAACGATTCTAGTAAGTTGTCATATTCAGTCTTCATGTTAATCTCCACTTCTTTGCTATTGGTTACGATATTATTCTTTACAATCGCTACTGTCAACATATTATTTAAATATAATTGACAGGTTGTCAACACTTAATTATTATAACAGTATGAAATTAATCGACTACATAAAGAAGAATAAACTGACACAAAATAAGTTTGCCCTCAAATCAGGGTTGACTCGATCAGCTATATGTAGGCTCATAAAGTGTGAGAGGTTTCCAACACCTGACACAATGAACAAGATAGAGTTAGCCACGCTTGGTCAAGTAACTGCGAATGACTTTCTCAAACAGATGCAAGAGAGAATGATAGATGGCAGATAGTCGCAACAAAGGTGCATCTTTTGAGAGAAAGATATGCAAGCTCATCAAAGATAATCTTAACATAGATGCCAAGAGAAACCTTGACCAGTATCAATCAAAGGGTATGGCTGATATTATTATCCCTGGCTGGTCTATTGAATGTAAAGCGTATCTTAAAGGCACTACGTTTAAACGTGCTTGGTGGGAGCAAGCAAAGGAATCTGCTGCGAGTTTAAATCTGACTCCAGTATTGATATACAAATACAATAACTGTCCTATAAAATGTGTTATTTCTCTTGATGTCCTGTCGAGGAACTTTAATGCTGGGCATGATTTGGTTTGTGAAGTAGATATAGAAACATGGTTTTACATAGTGAGGGAAAGAGATGGATAAGTTTGAATTATTACAAAAGACTGCTGAAGTTATACAAGAACGTGGAGAAAGCTACGGCTCTATCGTAGATAATCATACTCGTATTGCTAAAATGTGGTCTGTGATACTAGATAAGTATGTAACAACTGAGCAAGTGGCTCTTTGTATGGTAGCTGTTAAGATTGCTAGATTGATAGAGACACCTGACCATGATGACTCATGGCAAGATATTCTAGGTTATGCCCTAGTTGGTTATGAGTGTGCTGATGCCAAGAAATAATATTAATTTAATTAGAAAGTATGCGAAGAAGTGCAAGACAAAAGAAAGATTTAAAGAGTTAGTTCTTTCTCTTAAGGTACTTGGCAATAGCAATGACCATATGGCTGAAGTTACTCTTGATGGTTACTGGGCTTACTATAATGAGCTTGAACCAGCTGAACAAAGAATGAGAGACGTTACTCGTTTTGTGCATGGTTATGTGAGTAAACATATTCAAGATAAATTATTTTCTTGACAGCTTTTTGCTCCCTCGTATAATCAGCTATGCTGACATAGCAAAGCCCTACGGCAACGATCAAAACATTGTTTTGTTTTCATAGTCTTAACGAATGTATGCTTTAATAAAAATAAAAAAAATATCTTAGTACTTATAGAAATGCAATACAGTACATCTATGCAGTACTGTATTGCATAGATATACTTACATAGATTTGCGTCATTTCTCGTCTTGATAAATACGTTTTGCTAGTATTGAAACAGTCTTTCCAACTGGTCTCTGTCCTGACTCGCAGTACGTTATCATTCTAATTGTTATTCCTAACATTTCTGCGAACTCTTTTTGAGTGTATTGGAGTTCTGTTCTGATAGATTTAAATTGCTCTTTTGTTAATTGCATGGTAGTTTCTCCTTACCTTTGCTAGGTTGTGGCGTTGCAATTTCATGTTTTGCAACGCCCTTTTTTATTACCAATCTCTTTGATCTAAATCAAAGGTACGTCTCAAATCCCACATGCTCTGCTCTAAGTTTCTTATGTCTGATAGATATAAGTCTTGGCACTCAAAGAGCATCTGTAAGGCTGAACTAAGATGTTTCTCAGTTTCTTTAACTGCTTTCATCTGTTCATCAGTAAGATTATCAATGCCTTTTTTTCTTTTGATTTCTTTTAATTGAGACTCTGTTTTTTTCTTAGTCATTATTGTTTCTCCTTTGCTAGTTCGTGTAGTTCTAATTTCTCTTTTATTAGTGTAATTAATTTAAGCTGATCTCTTGTATCAAGGTCATTCAATATAAAACTAATTACTTTTTTATATTCTTTGCTAGTCATGTTATAGCCTTTCTCTTTGCTAGTTGTGCCATTATTGGCGTTTTAAGAGCCGTGTAGCTCTATTCTTATCTTACACTCCACATATATATTTTATTGTGTCTTTCTGTGTCTTCTTCCTCGTTCCTTAAAATGAAATAACATTTAGTTAAAGGAAAACTAGACTTGTATTTTTCAAAGCTTTTAAATTCCTCTCTTACTTTGTTTTTAACAAATCTATTAAAAATGTATTTGTCTATTTCTATACCTATTTCGTATTGATTATTTACCATTTCCATTTGCTTAACCTCCAAAAACTATTAATAAAAATATTGCATAACCAAATATTATAAATAAAAAAGATAGCTCTATTATGCTAACAGCTATTAATTTAAATATGTTTTTCATTGTTTATTCTCCTTATTCTGCTGACTTAACTAAGCTAACCATTTCATTGAATGAGTTAGCAATTCCAACGTCATTTAAATACTCTCCGTTATCATCTAACTTCATTATTGAGTATTTATGCTTTATGTCTTCTTGCTTTATGCTTTCATCTTCAAGGTCAAAAAAGAAAACTTGTATGTTGCCTTTTTTGTTTGTGTAAGATGGTGCTAGATCATTATGATATGATGAATTAATAAAGCCTAATTTCTTAAGCTCATCAATGTCACAGTTCATATTATAATTATCATTCCATGCAAATTTAACTGTTGATTGTTTCATGTTCTTTTCCTTTGCTAAGTTATTAATTAAGATTTGTTAGAATATACAAGCCTTGATCTATCTTCTTCTGTGTTTCTTTTGTGGTTTCATTCAAAAAGATGTTTCTGTATTTGCTTGTTGTAACGGAGTAATTCCAATATTTAGAGTCAAGATAAACTTTCTTTTCTCCGTCTTCATTCCAAGTTTTTTTAGCTATCATTGAGTTATAGGATTGAAAATAAACTGTATTAAAATCATCTTCTATTATAAATTGATTAGCTATTTTATTTCCGTTGTTGCTTGTCATGTTTTCTACTTTCATAGCTTTTACCTTTCTTGCTAAGTTGGTTGATACAAATCATTATGCAGAAATATGTTCTATCGTCAAGCACTAATGTAAATATTTTTTAAATGGCTGTATAATTAAGGCTAGGTAAGGAATGTAAATATTTTTAGCAGCGAAAAAAACCAGGTACAAAAAAATTTTATTGCTGAGTAAAAAGAAATAGTTTATTTGTTAGCATATTAGGGAGAGATACACGCAGAATAAACATTGAATGATACAGTTCTACACGGCAAAGAATGAAACATGAAATTCAAAACAAGAAAAGCAATAATAAAAATGTATGCAGTTTGGCAAGGCATGGGGGGTATAATAATTAAGGTATGTCACCCAGTCAGGCGTGCCACCATATATATCAATTAATAGGTACATTCACACACACATGATAAGCAAAGCAAAACAAGAGCACATCATAGCATCCATTACAGACGGACACAGCCTAGTAAAGGCTTGTCAAGATGCAAAGGTTAGCCGTGCTACGTTATATCGCCATATGA